CAATTTTTCTAATTCTTGAAATTGTTTTATAGCAAACCGAAAACAAATACCAGCTTCTTCTGCCATTTCGTCCGTTGTTCTTGCACGGATTTGTTCTTTGAGTTCGGTTGTATCATGTAAGAATTTATACATTCTTCCTGCACCAGGAACACGTTTTGATATAATTTGCCCACCACTTAAATCTCCCATATGATGCACATATATGTGTGCAAAGATATGTTGCTTGTTTGGTAATTGTCTAATATGATTGATATATTCGTGTGTGCTAGCAAATGTAGGAGGTGTGTGTTTTGGCGTCCACAATTCTAAAAAGTCTGCATAGATACTGTCTTTACGTTTAACAGTTTCTATACCTTTAAGTAATCCGTATTTGTCTGCTAGTTTTTCAAGTTCAGTATATTTGATATATTGATTCCATAAAAATGTTGCATAAAGTTTTGGATCAATCGATCCACTGAGTAGTATTTTCACAAAGCCACATCTTTCTGCTGCTTTGTGATGTTCCCATGTTAGATCTTTTATGTTGCTCATTAATTAGACACGTCTTCTTCTACGTATTCTTCTACGTGGATATACTGCGCCTGATCTCGGACGACCTCTATGCTGTTTTGGCCATCTAGGTCTATTTTCATTTGTAGAGCTTGGCATCCATAGTGTTAAGTTTGCAGAACCTTCTAAACTATTAGCAAAGTTATATGTTCCTGCAGGATCATCATAGATTTGATCCGGTTTGCTGATAACTCGTAACATTTCTCTAGCTTGTCTTTGTGTCATGTCTGGATATTCTTCAAGCATACATGCAAGTATACCACAAACCTGTGGGCCACTCATACTAGTACCACTTACTTTAGCATAGTAATTACCGCCACCTCTATCTGCTTTAGATCTACTTGATAAATCTGGCATTGCACTTTGAATATAATGTCCTGCTGCGTATATGTCAACATTTTCTCCAAAATTACTAAAGTAAACTCTTTGCTCTTTATCATTTAAGTGTACGTTAGACAGTGCACCAACACAAATAACAGCACTGTCTGTGCCATTGCCTGCACCTGCTGGTGTTTGTGGTCTATGATAGTAAGAATTACTACCGCCAGTTGTTGTTATATAGTTATTATAGTATGGATGATCAGAACTGTACATTGGCACACGACCATTTCCTGCACTAGCTACTACAATAACGCCGTCTGATATTGCATCAACAATATCTGCTTCAACTGATGCTACTTGAGATGTGTGTCTACCGCTGAGGTTATACCCATAGCTTGTTAATTGTGCAGTAGTAAACGTGCCGCCGCTGCCTGAGATTGATTTTGCACCGTTTTGTTCCCAATTTATTTCATATTCATTAGGTGAATTTTCGAAAAATGTTAATTCCCAACGCATATTTGGCGAATCAGGAGTATTAATATAATAACGATCATGACCTTCCCATACAACCCTATATTCTCTATTAGGAGTAATTCCTGAAACTCCGTGCCAGATACTATAACCTCGTCTATCTCTGGCGCCTATCATAATTTTAGGTAACAGCGGGTTGGATGCAGACACGTTATATGTACTAGAACCACTACCAAATGTAACATAGCTGTTAGTTCCAACATGTATTGTATTGTATGTAACACCTAAATATTGAATGTCAAATGGTAAACTTAATGTCCAATAACCATCATCATTATTACCGCTTGTTGGTGAACTGTCTGCGGTTAATCCTGTTATGTTAATTGCTGTGTGAGGAAGAGTTATTACTGAACCTGATGCATTTGTTTCTGGTGCTGGGTTGTCTTCTGTAAATTCTTCAAACTCATCGTTTCCTAAATCTGCATTAAAATCGCTAAAGAACTGTCCTCGCTCGCCTGTTGTAACAGTCCATGCAACATCAAATGTAAATTCATCACCGTCTGCAGGATATGTTTCTACAATATATCTAATTGTAACATTTCCACTTGGACCAAAGAAACTAAATCCAAAACCACCAGTTAGTTCAAAATCAATCTCTGGACCTCTAACTGTTGTAGCAATACTTGCACCGTTGTTAACAATACGTCTAATAATCATATAACTATCTTCACTGTTACAACTTGCTCGTATTCTACTATTCTGTCTAACATCACATGGTGTTAGTACTGTAATCTCATAGTTGTCTGCTGGATCAGTTTGCGTAAAGCTAAATGTTTGGTTTACAATTTTATCCCATTCGTCTGGCCATGCTACCATTCTATCAGTAACACTGGTTGCAGTACCTGTAGTTGTAAATCTGTTTTTACTATTTTCTGGATCACCTACTCTAGCTACAATTTGTCCTGTAGTACTGTATGCACCGTAGAATCCATTATACTCAGTTTCTTGAGTACCACTAGGTTCATAAGTTTGTCCATCATATGTAACTGATGCAATACTAGATGCTACAGTAGCACCACGACTATAACCCCAACTGTTGTTTACAATAGTTGGGTTTTTATATCCTGTTGCAGGATTAATTGGCTTGTTGTTATGAAATTCTCTTATGTAATCAAATGCAAGGGACGGTGAAATGCTGTTGTTTGTATCATTGCCGCTAAAATTTAATGCAAAGAAATAAATGTTTGCATCCTTTGCCCAACCTTCTTCACGCCCTGCTACTGTTCCTGCACAGTGAATATTGTGAAAGTTTCCGCTTGTACCACGCTGTGCATATGTTCTTCCAACATGTGCACTGTCACCGACTGCAGAGGCATGTTGCCACCAGTTGTAATCTACAACTCTGCTAACACCATTACCATCTAAAAATTCTCTATGATTTGGTTCCCATGCCTGGTCATCTAAGATTACAACGTCAACATTTCTTCCTGTATATTGATAATCGATTGTACCATTAATAGTATCAGTTGCGCTGTCAAAATTGTTATTGTTTTCCCCAGCAATGTGTCTCCATAATCCCCATTGATTATGAGATGCATTTAAACTTGAACTTCTCGAAAATTGTCCTGTTTGTGTAAACATTCTTTCCGGAGGATTATCATCTACTATTTCTACAAATTCTACTCTTGCATCATTTACAACTTCTACTGCTTCTTGTGGTGTCAACATATAATGTGTTACACGACTTTTGGGTTTTCTCAACTGAACATCCACTGCTCTATCTGGAATAGTAATAGAGCCACCGTCTGTTTCCATATCATTATAAAAGTCGTCCAAGTCTTCGTAGTTGTGTAATACAACAGCATATTTGTGTAAGTTCATTTTATGTTTCCAATGGTAAAATTAACAATGTCGTTGTTATTGTATTTGTACTTCCTGATTTGTTAGTTACTGTCAAATAAATTGTATCTGTTACAGGATTTTCATCGTTCCAGCCAACACTTGCCGGTGTAAATTTAACAGTAGTTGCACCAGTTGTAATAATTTCAGCGTGTACACCAGCATCTGGATCTGGATCAACACCTTCTGAACGTCCGCTGTCGTTTGTTCTTGCTGCGGCACTACTATAAACTCTAACCCATGCTGCTTGATCTACTTGAATTGATAATACACTATATGCTTTTGCTGCACTTGTGATATCAACATTGTCAGATGCTGCATTTGCAATACTAGCAGTTGTACCGCTTACAGTTGTACGTGGACTTGTGCCACCACCGCCTCCGGATCCAGTAACTTCGTTACCTCCAGCGGTTGTTCCGTCACCAACATATACTTTTTTAGTATCTGTTGTATAGACTAGTTCGCCTTCTGCAGGTGTAATTCCTGATCTAGCTGAATCTAATCCTCTTCTTAATAATAAAGCCATTTTCTTCTCCAAAGAGTTATTTTAAAATATTTATATCGACCCAAGGTCAACTGTTGTTGCACTCGGTGCAGCGTATGAACCCATATCAATATCGGATCCTAGAGATAATAGATATCCTGTTGCACTAGTATGATAGTTTGTATCTATATAACCAAAGTCAAAACTTTCAACAGAATTACCACCAGTACCATTTAAATTTACCCATTCACGAGTAGCAAGTGTTCCATCTTCATCCGGGAGTATAATATTTCTATCTGCTGTTGCTGCTAGTGCTTGTAGTTTAATCTCATAATCGTCTGGCACAGTGCCTTCGAATATAAGTTTAGTGTCTTGTTTAATCCAAATGTTTCCTGTGGGATAAAATGCAATATCACTACCACTATGAATATCTAGATCATCTCCAGTAACACTGTTAATTTTGCTTGTAAAAACTTCACGCCATGATTTAGTACTTGTTCCTAAATCATAACTCACGTTTGTATTTGGAACAATATTACTAGTAATGTCTGCTGTTAGACTGATACTGTCTGTATCTGCATCCCCCAATATAACGTTACCATTTGCAGTAACATTACCAGACAATGTGATATTACCAGTAACATTTAAGTCTTGATTAAATTTTGTCGAACTCATATTTTGTCTCCGTACTAATTATATTTATCGTATAGAGACAAAAAAAACTAGCACAAGGCTAGCTCTTTTGTAGTTATCAATTTGAAAGGAAAAGCAATTATAGTGTTTTAGTATACACACTCACTTGATAGCCTTTCGGCCCTTGTCCTATGCACAGGAAAGTAGGTGCATCTACTCTGGTGTGTATACTAAAACACTATAATATATGATAGGAGGGACTCGAGAATACCCTCAACCTAGGTTTACAGTCTCGCTGTCATATACCCAGGAGCCTAGCATCGGATAGTTACTTCCAAAATACGCATCTTCATGTCTCCATGCTCATGCGCTGCTACTACAGCTACTAGCCAAGTTCGGAGCCTGTCTACTCCTCTTCCTTGCACTATCTAACTCGGACCGTCGTCTCTGTTATGTTTATAATATAGTATATACAGAAACAAATGTCAACACTTTTTTTAAAAAAAGTCACAAAAAAAGGCACCGAAGTGCCTTTTTTCTTAATTTGTAACCTATTATTGGAATGATAGGTTGTTTGTTGTAACAGCAATTTTACTTAGGTAATCTGCTGCGTTACCAAGCGATGATGCTTGGTTGCTTAGTTCCACATAACCGTAACGAGTCATGAAGCTAACAACTGGCTCGAATGTTTGTGGGTCTAGTACTGTACCGCTTGACATTAGTGGGATGTATGGGCAATAGAACGCTGCTGCGTCTGTTTCTGTTGAACCCTTATAACCTACTAGGATGTCGTCGTTTGCTGCGTACTGGTTTACATAAACACGCATAGTACCGTTTAGTGTACCTACGAATTTTGTGTTTGTTGGTGCCTCGAAAGGACCTTCAGTTGTACGTGCAAATGCGCTTGTTGTTGCTGACTGTAGAACAGTTAGAACGTCTGGGCTTACAACTGCCCAGTTACCTGCGCCACGGCGTGTACGTGCTGCAATTGTGTTTGCATTTTTGTTGATTAGAACTGCTAGTGCTGCATGTTCGTCACCAACAAAAGTAGCAGTACCACTTACACCAGCTTGGTTGTATGTGTCTGTAGCTGAACCTGCTAGCGATGATAGAGATGAGATGATCTCTTGGTCGATTTCAGCAGTAATCTCTTGTGCAAGTGCTTGCATGATTTCTGCTTCAACGTCTAGACCGTGCATTGAGTTAGCATCTTGTGCTGCCTCAAAAGTCCAACGTGCTGATAGCTTACGTGTTTTAGCTTCAACAGTTTGCTTTAGGACTTGGATACTCATTTTCTTACCAGCTGTGCCTTCTAGAGTCGCTGTTGCGTCTGCACGGTTAGTAGTTGCATTACCTGAGTAACCTGTTGCGATTTGGAATGGGCTTAGTGCCTCATCGCCTGCTGTTGCGCTGTCAAATGTTTCAGCGTAACGCACACGTAGTGTGTGGATTTGTCCAACTGGGCCTGTCATAGGCTGTACACCAACGATCTCGTTAGCAATAACAGTTGGCATCACACGGCGAATAACTGGAAGAATCACTTTGTTAAGTGTTGCAACGTTGCCTGCTTGAGTTGCACCAGGACTTGCACTTTCTGACAAGTAACGCTTAGTGTTTTCAAGTGTTGTTTCCATCACTTTTTTCTTTGTTCCAGTTAGACCGTCTGTTAGGGCTGTTTTAGTTTCTGCCCAATTTTCCATTAGGTTGTCTGCCATTTTCGGTCTCCTTAACTTATACCGGCTAATTTGCGAAGGTTAACAATGTTAGTATCTACCGCAGCTTCTGCTTCAGTTGATTTTCCACCAGTGACTTCTTTTGTAGATTCACTTAGCACCTTCTTAGTTT